CATGATCCTTAACGGTGCCGTTTACTGTGAGCGTGACAGAATGGAGAGCACTGACATTCTGCGCTAGGATGTCGATCCCGTACTGATCCAGCCACCCGCTCTGGTTAAGCGTCCACTCGTTATAGAGCGTGTAGGTAGCGCGGGCGTTAAGACTCGCCGGCGTCCAAGGCGGCAACAAGTCTTCTTCTGCTCCACTGGCTTGTGGTGCCGGTCGGTCAGAGGTATTTTTATTGGCGGCCATCGTCCAGTCGCCGTCACGAGTTAAATTCTGATAAGCGAAACTCTGCCCACTTCCGGTATAAGGCACCCACAACATAGGTCCGGCCGGACCGACCGGGCCGGCAACCCCCTGCGGTATTTCAAAATCGAATATGGCCGCGGATTTGGAACCGACGTTGATAACTTGGGCGAAACTACCCGGTGGCAACGTCACAGTTGAGCCCGCATCACAAGTCGCAGCAGCGCCAGGCGGACCGGGCGGACCGACATAACCGGCCTCACCTTGAACTACTCCTAACGATAATAATAGCGGCGTCTCAGCCGTTGTAACGAGGACGTCGGTAGTATCAACGACCAGTTGTTCGACGTCCAGTTCTGGACCGATAGTTAAAGTTAAACTGACATCGGGCGGTATAGTTGCAGCCATAAAATTTACCCGCCGGGAATAGTAACGGTAACTGGTTGCGCTAGAATGACCGTGCCGGATAGAACAGTCGACCAGTTCCGGACCGGAGCGGAACCGTCCGCATAAGCGACATCGTAGACGCAAACAGTCGAAACCGCACCGCTCCCGCTCGGCGGTGCTTTCCACCAACCCGCTGTAGTTTGGTGTGGGAGATGAAAGGAAAGTTTCCCGAACCCGAGATCGGTCCACGAAGGTGCACTTTGGAAAAGGGCTTTCGCGTCCGGGTCATTGATATACGCCTTGACGGTCATAAACGCCAGGTAGTTGCGCATATCCCACGGGTTACCTAATGCCGTTTGGTTAGTCAGCGAAAGATAAAAATCCCGGCCGCAGGTGACATTTAGATCGTACGTTGCCCCCGGCATTCTATGTTTCCAGCTTGAGCGTTACCCGCGTTAGATGTTCCCCGCTATCGGGATGACCGCCAACGTCCTCAGTCTCGATATCTAACACCGTGTTCTCTCCCCGCGTAAACTTCCCTTTTGCATCCGGAACATCTAGAGTGAGAACGTCACCTGCCTTGAGCGCGAAAGCGGCTAGTTCTTCGTCATTAAGCAAATCGGTTTTATAGTGGATAGCCATTGTTCAGGTCTTGATTATCTTGTTCAGCGCAATAAAGGGCATCATCGTATTATGGCCCCAGTTAGCCCCTGCTGCTTGAGTGGATATCCCGGTGCCCGCACCGTAGATCCCGATCCCGGTATAAGCACCGTAAACGCCGAGACTCGCGTTGGCCCCATTAGTCCAGATCCCCGTTCCGGCCGCATAAATGCCGATACCTGTACCCGCCGCATAGATCCCGATCCCGCTCGGGTTAGAGCTAGTGTTAGTCCCGCCTAGCGGCCCGTAGATTGCATTCCCGTACCCTGGCGCGTTCAGGTTAACATAAAGTCCTTCTCCGATCGGGTTAACATAGGCGTGGTAATGTGCGGGATCATAGACGGAATGAGCATGTCCGGGATCGCTGATCGAGTGGGCATGTCCAGGGTCAGAAATACCGTGTGTATGCGGGTTCTGCGCTAGCGAATGCGCATGGGTAGGATCACTAGTGCTATGGGCATGGGTAGGATCATTTATGCCGTGATTATGATAGGTTAATTCGTTCCCGTTTAACACATGGTTTTCTTCCCCGCCTTTTGCGGTTAGTCCACGGTTAGTTAATCCCGGTCCCGCGCCTGCACCAACCGTTGTTCTACCCCGGCAATCCGGCACGTTAAACGTCCCGCCACTCCCGCCGTAAGCGTACCCAATTGCCGAAAATAGCGCGGGATAAGCAGCGGTTGAATAGGCTTGCCCGTCGCACATTAGAAATCCAGAGGGCGGATTCGCACCCGCATAATCGAGCACTACACCAGCTGGATGGCTCGCGCTCCAGGCGCCCGTGCCGTCCAATCGTTGGTCGGGGTTACCGCTTAACCGCGGCAGGAGCCCGGTATGAGTCGTCGCTGAAACCGGGATCGGATCGGTGCCTGTGTCGAGATGAGTCGGTGCGTGTAAAGGAATCGCGCCCCAAGCGGCGGTTGCGCCCCCGGTCAATACTTGAGCCGGGTTAGCGTTGGTCTTGGGCGTTAGGCCGCCGATCGAAGACGAACTGATCGGGATCGGGTCAGTCCCGCTCGGCAGGTGAGTCGAAGCGTGCAACTCGGTCGTCCCGGTCAAGGGCGCACTCGTCGAGACGGGAACACTCTGCGAATAAACGATCGGGATGACGTAATCTTTTTCGACCGCGTTAGTGGAACTGGTCGGCGTGATAATGTCGCCGGTTGCTGAGCCGGTAGTACTGTACCCGAAGAGAAACGCCGTCCCGCCGTTTAGGCTATACCAGATCCCGATTTCGTTTAGCTGAAACTGGGATGGCGCGTTGGCGCTAGAAAAGTTGATCTTATAGGTTGACTGGTAAAGAACCGTGTTGTTGGCGCTCGTCGGCGTTGCCGGCATGACGTGGGTCTTCAGCGCAGTAAAGGTCTTCGGATCGTCCGTGCCGGTCGGGTAACCGCTCCCCCCATCGGCTCCGGTAAAGGCAAGCGTCCCGCCCATACTCAGGATCGTATTGATCGCCTGCAACCCTTGGTTGGTTATCGTGACCGCACTAAAAGCCATATGCGGGTACTAACTACGTCAAAGGATCTTCGGCGTGTACGGCAGCACGTGGGCATCGTAGAGCGCAACGTTGCCCGAGAGATACAGCGTCGCCTTGGCAGCGGTCGAGAGCGACGAGATGCCACTTAACCAGCTCCGAGCGTTCTTCATTTGAATGATTAGCCGGGTCATCTTCTCGATGTTGGTCGGATCAATCAATTGCCCCGGATCGATCTGAATCCGGAACGTGTTCGGTTCGACCGTCGTCCCGGTCGGGTCATCCTGCCACCACTCAATAATGTTCGCGCTAGAAGCGAACGCGATTGAGAGCAGGTTTTCGATCGCGGCGCGGGTGCCTTTCCGGATCTTGTTGATAATGGAATTCTGAACCAGAGTTAGCTTCGTGCCGTACTCGTAGTCCGTATCGTACCCGTCAGTCGCGAAATGATACACCGCGAGCAGGTCGAGCACCTCCGGCGGTTGGTTATCAAGTCTGCAGAGCACTTGGTTAACCGGAATAGTCTTGAGGTAATCTTGTAAGAGCGGGTCGAGCGTTTGGGCGAGTGCCTGGAAAAACTGGTCTTTCTGCAAAGCCGGACTGAGGTAATAGAGAAACGAAGTAGTCGCTTGCCGGTCCATCTTATACTTGGCTATCGACTTCGAGCCCCTGGTAGCTAACGAGCGGATCATCCACAATCACGCCGACTTGGTTTAGCTGGAGCGGGATTCTGGCCGAAGGTTCGTCAACGATACAGCTGCTCGCCCCAGCGCCCATAACCGCGGCCGAGAGTGTCGAGGGAACAATCGCCCCTCCCAGCGCCCCTTGGACTCCCTTCATCCAGCTGGTGACAGCGTTTTGAACGTTTGTCTGGATATTGATAGCGTTGTTTTCCTGAGTCTGATCAATCCAATATCGGACGCTGACCGAGTACGGAATACCGCTGGGTGCTGCGACGGTTAATTGGGCGCACAGATCCCGCACGGTGTCCGCGTTTAAGGTGGAATAAACTTGGTCGAGCAATGCTTGGTTCGGCCAAACCCCGTTTTGAAGCATCACCGTCACGGTGACATTGCCGGGTGCCAATCCGTCTTCAGGTCCCATCACGCTCACGTCGGAGATCGACGCGGAAACCGACTCCGCGTAGTACTTGTACCTGCCTTTGGGTCCGGCCGGACTAAACGAATCGGTCGCGTCAAGCAACCGCACCCGCAAGGCAGCGTCAGTTTCGATCTCAGCCCCGCCAGCCGTTGCCTCGGTATTGCTTGCCGAGACAACAAAAGCGCCACTCCAGTTGACTAGGTTGTGGACATCACCGACCGGCAACCCGTTCCCGATCGTCCCCACGGTCAAGCAATTGGCAGCGACGTTACCGCCGAGCGTTCCGGCCGGGATATCGAGATCGCTAACCGTTGAGAAGACTAGCCCGGTTAAGGCGCTCGCAATCTGAGTCCCCGCGGGAATCGTCGAAACCCCGGTACTGCTCACCGAAAGCGTAAACTGCATTTGTGCCGTAGCAGCTGAGGCCGGCAACCGGGTCGTATTGTAAAAGGCAGCAATATTATCCAGAAACCCGCCACTAGAATAGGCGATGATATTCTGCTTGGCCGATTGGTCGAGAGTCGCGTAAGCACCGATCAGCCACGCCGTAACGCTCGACAGGAAGTTGTACCTTCGGTCGCTCGGCAATAAAACGAGCGCCTCCCCGGTCTCGACCAGCCAAGCAGCTTGGAATCCCGAGATGACAGCTTGCTGGAGCGCAACAGGATCGATCTGGGCGAAGATGATGTTGGGGAGTCCCGAGAATGGATCTGGCTTGGCCACTCTCCCCTAACTACGCTCAGACAATCAGATTCTGGAGTTGAGCGCTCGCGGCATTCGGCGTGCCGTCAAGCGGTCCGTCAATTACCCAAACAGGCGCGGCCGGCAACGGTGTATAGAGCGCAGCGTTAATCTGAACGTCGAGGTTGATCGAAAGCTCGCAGTAGAAAGAGTAGACGCCGGCAATAATGGTTGTCGGGTCAAGCGCAAAGCGAATCGTATTAAACTTGGCCCGCGGTTCCCAATAGGACACTGCGTTCAGCACGGCCACTTGCATCTGGAGCGTGGCGAAATTCCCCGGCATGTCGATCCAGTTCATCTCGAGCCCGAACGTCCGCTGGAGCCGCTGGGTGCCGTATCGGACCTGCATCGTGTTGAAGATATTTTGGAGTACCTCGCCTACCGTGTTGGCCGTAACATCGAAATCAAACTGAAAGTCGCCTTCGAGATTCCAAAGCCGGTTCCCGACCAGCGCCGTGAAATTAGAGATTTGGAGCGTCGAAGGCATTTAACCAAGTAAGTGCGGGACCGGGAAACTAGGTGTCGGGAAATTGCGCACGCTCTGCCCGAGGGACGCGATTGAACCGAAGATGGCTCGCGGACCAGGGAGACCGATCGACGAAATAAAGGAAGTCCCGGCCGACACTGCAGTAGTGGCAACCCCGCCTAAAGCGCCGGCCGGGTTCGATAGAAAGCTAGTGAGGGGACTAGGTGCGGGCGCGTACTCGATCAGTTTGACGCTGGCGGTTGCTACCGCGGGGTTCGCCCCAACAAATTTCGTTACCTTGACGCTCATCGACTCGACCACAAACATCGACATGATACCGCGCCCGACCGGAACGTTGCCGACGATGAGCGGTGCGGGAACTTTAGCGTCCATGTAATTAGATAGCATTTGAACCGACTTAGCCGGTGCGAGCGTCCACCCGATCACGAACGACATTTCAAGAGTGACGTCGAGCGGGTCGACTCCCGTGTCCTCCAATACGTCATTTGAGTTGAGTATCTTGTGTTTCGCGAAACTGTTTTTCCTACTTACATCGACGGCGTGCGGCGTAAAAATGCTACCTAAACCCGACATGAAAGGGAGTTCGCCGAGAATGCCATACATCGAGCACTAACTACGAATGAGGGAAACGACTAAAGCTTTCGAGATCCGTCGCGAGCGGGGAGATTTCCAGCGTTATCTCATCGGCAAAGGAATCGACATCGGTGCCGGCGACGATTCGCTCTATATCCTGAATGGCTCGGTGCGTAGTTACGATAAGCGAGACGGCAACGCGCAGTTTATGGCCGAGATAGCAGA